TAGAATGTAGTTACGAAGCGCGGTGGCGCTCGTGAACTGCTGGGAGTTGTTGGTGCGCAGTGAGCCAGCAAGCGCCCTTGGAATGGTCAGAAAGGCGAGCGCAAAGAGAAACCAGGTCAGTTTATTGAATGCCATTGCGATATGCCTCCACGAATCGGTCAGAAGTAGCGTCCCAGCGAAGCGCGATTTTTGAATATTGAGTGCCGGTCCACGAGCCGTTTAAGATCCAGCCCGAAGCAACGTCGTTGTGATTTAGCGTGATTGTGTTGGTAGCGCTCGTACCGGTGATCTCAAGCAGGGCACCGTCGGGGACTACCGTAGCCGTAATGGCCGTGAGAACTTGTGCGGAGCCGCCAGTGTAGCGCCATACCTGAACGCCAAGAACTGATCCCGTAATGGTCGTGCCGGAAAACGAGCTGACGGCGGTTCCGCCGGAGGACCAGCTAAGAACACCCGATCCGTTGGTAGATAGGACTTGCCCAGAAACTCCGGCGTCAACTGGCAGCGTTAAGGTGTAACTTGCGGGTATGGAGTCGGGGGCTTGGATTCTGGCGGAGTCCGCGCCAGCGCCCGTCTCTTCAAGCGCCAAACCCGAAGACGTGTTGATGTCGGACACGCTGAAGTATTGCCCGGCAACGGTCATTGTTCCCGTGAAGTTTCCGTCTCCTCCCGCATAAACATCCTCTGCAACGCCTAGGCCGCCAGCAACACGTAGGGCACCAGTGGTGGCCGAGCTGGATACAGTCGTTTCATCAACAAAGACCTGCCCCTTGGTCACGTTGCTTGTAGAGCGAAGGACAAGATTGTTGCCGGAAGCAGTCCCGCCCGTAAGGGTTTGGCCTCCCGAGCGCCCAGCCAGCAGGCCGTATTGCGTATGCGCGTCGCCAGTGGTGAGGCCAAGCAGGTCGTTGTGGGTAAGCGCACCGGCCAGCGTGGCCGCCGTAACCGAGGAAAGCACACCAGCCGATGAGGTGACGTAGGTGTTGGCGAGGCCAGATAGCGTAAGCCCGGTGAAGGTGGGTGACGCTCCCGTGTGGATGCTCTGAGGCAGTGACAGGGTGACGTTGCCGCCAATGACGCGGGCCGTGCCGCTCGCCACGTTAACCTGGTTGGTCGTTCCAAGGATGTCTGAAAGGGACGTTACCCCGGTCCCGCCGTTTGCCGCAGGAAGCGTGCCTGTGACCTCCGTGGTGAGGACGATGTTCCCAGCCGACACAACGCCCGAAGTCCCCCTGAGGGGGCCAGCCAGCGAGCCTATAGTAAGCCCAGTGACCACGGTGGCTCCGGCGCCCAGCGTCCCCGTGGTAAGGACGTTTTGAGAGCCAAAGTTCGGGGCCACCTTAGTGCCCGCAATGGCGGCGGCGGCGTTAACGTCAGCGTTGACAAGGAGACTGCTGGTTAGAAGCCCAGAGGCATCGGCATGAAGCAGCCCGATACCCAAATTACTATCAAGCACCCCGGCAGCGGTGATCCTGAAACGCTCAACGGCGTCCGTCTTAAAGACGAGGTCGATGCTGTCCGAGGTGCCTAAGAAATTAGTGCCTGCCGTGGTGCCGGAGTTGCCAGAAAGGCTCCACCCCGTAGACCCAGTCAGGAAGTTGGACCAGGCCGTGTTGGCGGCCCCAGTCTTAAACCACCCCTCGCCAAGGCCCGCGTTCTCACGCACGCCAATCGAGCCTACGGGGGCGACAATGCCGCCACCAGCGCTAGGATCAACCGAAAGGATGCGGTACTGCTTGCCGTCGTTCAGAATGAACCCAGCCGAGGTCAGCATCTTGCCGAACTCGCCAGAGTTCCAAATCATAGGCGACCCGGCGTGGGCCGCTGTTGCTAAAAAAAAGAGAACCCCAAGAAAGCCGCGCATTACGGAGCCTTCATGAGGTTCACGACAACCTCCCCAGAATTCACATCAAGCGCCGTAAGCGACCTGACGCAAAGCACATCGCCAGAGCCAATTTGAACGCCGATGACTAATGGACCCTCCCCCCGATTCACGTAGAACTTGAGACTAGGAGCCGTGCAATCCGTCCCAGAGGCGAACTGGAGAGGCTCCCCAATCGTCGTGGTCACATGAATGGCTTGGGCTGCGGCAGTCAGGGAAGACCCCACAGCAACCCATGCGGCTGCATTGTCGTTGATCTGAGTGGAGGCGGCAGAAAGAAAGAGCTGCTGGAACGCGGCGCCACCAGGGGCGACGGGAGTGATCTGGCCCCCGCCAGACCCAGCAGCGCGACCTGTCGTAGTTACGGAGCCAACGGGCATCGTGCGCACGTAGACCGGGCCGCCAGTCCCGGTGAGGCTCCGAATGTACATGGGCTTGCCAACGATCTGGATTCCAATGCTGGGGTTCAGGACGCTTGTAACGTCAATGATCTTGTCGGTGTTCTGCTTCACAATGAAGTCAGGATAGTCCGTTGATTTAAACGCGATCTCGATGTCGCCATCGGTGTAGTTCTCGATGACCAAAAGGTTATCGCGGGCGATCTGCGGAAGAGCAGAAACCTCAACCCAGGAGGTCGTAGCGGTAAAGGTGATCTGTTGGGGGGTACTAGCCGCCCTTGCGCTGCTGGCGAACCAGGTCGAAATGAGTAGTGCCAACAAGAAGCACTTCGGTCCCCACCCGTTTAAAGATCCAAACAACTGCGATGCCGCCGTGGAAGTTGACTGCCGAAAACACTTGCTCATCTTTAATCTCCCCGATTTCAGCCTTGTACTTTTCCAAGGCCTCCCCGCTCCTAAGATACGCGTCCTTACGAGCCCTAACCCGCCCAGCCGTAGCTTTGGCGGACGAAATCTCTTGTTCATATTCTGCCTGACGAGTCTCGTATTCCAAGACCCTAAGGGCCGCAATTTCACGTTCCATTTCGGAACGCTTGATAATCATTTCTGCTTCAGCCTCTTTGCGCTTGGCAGTGGCCTCCTGTTGCTTCTTGCGCTCCACTTCGGCACGCTCTTGCGCGTCCTTAGCTTCCCGCTCTGCCTGTGCAACAGCTTCCTTAATCTCTTTAAGCGCATCTGATGCCTTTGACATAAGCCTCACTTCTGCGACTGAGCGGACTTCCAAGGGGGGCAGTTCGACCACTGGGGCTGGCTTCTCCTCGAAGACGAGAATAGGCAATTCAGCCGCACTAGACTTGGGTACGATCAGCCCCAGAAAGAACTCAAGAACCGACTGCAACCATGACTTCATACGCTCACTATACTCCATGAAAAAAGGCACGAACACTCTTGGTGCCCGTGCCTTGCAACTCTTTGCCTAAGAAGACCACTTACTCGCGGTAGTAGCCTTCGAGGAACACGTCGAACTCGCCAGCCGTGATGGTGGCGGTGGCGACCTTGACCGTCAACAGACCGGCGGCGGCCAAAACAACTGCCGTAGCTGCCGAGCCAACCGGGATGATCGCGGCCTTCTCGTTAGCCAAGTCCAGGGCAGCCTTGAGGGTGCCCGAGGTGAACTCGGCTCCGGCTGCGACGCCGATGTCCATGGCCACGGCTCCAGCGGAGGTGACGGCAGTCTTACAGACCACCATGCCGTTGTTCACGATCAAGCCTGCGGGCAGGGTGATGGTATCGCCATTCACGTCCTTCAAGTTGATCGTGCTGATGGCGCCGCCATCACGCGAGAACTTGTAGTTGCCGCGAATGAGAACCTTGCGGGACACAAGCAGATCGCCGAGAACGCCTTCCTGAGGGAGGATGGTGCCAATGCCTGCGTTAAGCTGTTTCTGGAGAGCTTTAGATACAACGTCCATTTTTATTCTTCCTTTTCTTAGTAGGCGATGGTGTGGATGATGCCGCAGTACGAAGGACGGTTCAGCACGAACTCACCGAAGAGATACATATCCAGGATGTACTGGTAGCCGCTTTCGCCACGGATTTTGTAGTATTCCGATCCGGTGTCGGGGTCTTTGACCTTGCGGAACATGCCGTTCGAGTGGAACTTGAGGGCACGCCAGTCGATGAGCATGATAACGTCGTCGTCAACTTCTTGGACGCCAACCACCGTGAGGCGGCCTTTGACTCCAACGATCTCGATGGAGGTCCAGCCGTAAAGCTCGGCCTTCTCGGTCGTCGGAGTGGTCTTGTAGGCACCCTTCGAGTTCTCGATGAGCTTCATGATGGTCGCCAGGTTCTTGTAGCTCATGAGGGCTTCGTTGGGGTTGCCCTTGCCGTAGCGGCGGCAATCCGTGTAGCCGTCGAAGATACCAGCCAAGAGGTTGGTGCCATCGAGCGCCGTCCCGTCGATGTTGATCGACTGGAGGTAGGGGTAAAGCGTCTTGGTCTGGCCGTAGAGGGCCGCAGTGCCGCCGTTTGCAAGCGACAGGAGCGACTCACGCAGCGAGATGAAGCTGTTGGACTTGGCGCCGGGGATGTACGCCTTGGCCTTGTCAGCCACGAGGTAGGCAGACAGGTCCAAAGGAGTTGCACCACCGCGAGCCGTCACGATCAGTGCCGTGAGGACGGCGGGGTTCATGTTGATCGCGGCAACGTAGCCAGAGATCGTGGCCTGAGTGTCCGAACCGAACTCCAGCTCTTGGCCGATGTCCAGGCGGTCGGGGCGGTCCAGCGAGGTGATACCAGAGGCGAGGCCGTTAGAGGTCAGAACGGCAACGTGAGCGCCGTTCAGCAAGTTGATCGAGACGTTGTCACGCATACGCTCGGTGAAGTCTTCCACGACCTGAGGCAAGAGCTTCAGGAAGGACTTCTCGTTAACCTTGCCGTCTTGTTCGATAAGATCGCGCTGGTTAAAGATCATCGCGCCCCAGACTTCCTTGGGCGCAGTGATCTCACCGCGCACGAACTTGTCTTGGGCAATGTTGTTGGAGGCGGTGAGGCCGCCAAACTTCATCGAAGAAGCTCCAGCAGCTTTAAACGGGACAGGCAGAGTGCCGCCCTTCCAGCCGTCGTCTTTTTCGATCTTGTTGAACAGGTAGCTCTTTTTGACCATTTCTTCTTTGAGCAGGTCGTAGGTCAGGTACTCGTTGAGCATGTCCTGAAAAGTACGTAAAGTTGCCATTTTTTAATCCCCTCCCAGGGTGGTTTCGTCAGTCCATTGAGGCTGCGAGACGTTTAATATCATCAAGTGTGCGAACGGCTTGTTTTGCCGGAGAGCCCGATTTCCCAGTTAGATTAGGGATGACCTTAGGTAAACCAGCACTAGCGGGCGCCGAAGGAGCCGCAACTTTGAGCCGAGAAACCACAGGCTGTACCTTCTCAATCGCCTTCTTGATGGCCTCTTCTGCGGAGAGGTCTACATTAAGACGCTGGAACTCTGACAGTCCGATCTCTTTCACCTGCCGTTCAAACGCCCCGGCCCCATACATGGAGTCCCAGGTGTCTACGAACTCTTTAACCTCTGGCTTTGCGAGCCCTTGGCTCAACTCAAAGCTCCTTTGTGAGGCGGCGTATGAGTTGCGTTCGGTCACTAACAGGTCGTTGGCTTCCCTGAGGCTTGCGGCTTCGAGTTTTGCCTTCTGTCTTTCACTGTAAACAGCTTTTTGCTCCGGGGGAAGCTCTGACATCTGAATTTTTTGCGCCACCCACTCCAAAATTTTGACTTCTGGAATCTGCATCAGACTAAAGACCGCATCCATATCGTTGGCCTGATAAGCCTTGCCAATCTTCTGGACCGACTGCACCAGCGGCTCATACTGCTCGCGGATCATCTGATCCTTCTCAGAGTCCCGGCGCTTGTACTCCTCCATGCCATAAGCTTTCTCGTAAAGCTCACGCACCTGCTTCTCCGTCTTCTCGTCCTTGATGAAGGGACGGAAAGCAGAGTCGATCTCGTACTCCTTGCCAAAGCTCTTAACCTTCAGCGAGCTGGGAGTGTAGGGCGCGGGATCGCCCTCGGGCTCGGGAGCCTCAGTGGGCTCGGCAGGAGCATCAGGCTCCTCCTTCTTCTCGGGCTCCGGGGTGGCAGTCTCCAAGAATGGGCTCGTGCCTTCGTCGCCGTCGTTCTCAATGTCCATATCAGTTCTCCTGCGCGAGGCTCTGGCCCACCGTCGCGCCTAATCCCCCCAAGCAAGAGCGCCTAGGGGTCGCCAGACCATTTAAACTACCCCTGCTCACCAACCGGGGGCTGCTGCTGCTGCTGCGGAGGGCCGGGCATCTGCCCCTGCGTCTCGGGAGTCATTTTATTCAACTCAGCCTGCATAAACCCTTGGTCCTGGAGCTTCTGGTACAGCCAATAGACCGAGTCCTGCGGAAGCCGCAGACGCTTGGTCTTTGACGGATCTTCGTCAGAGGGAGACGGAATCCAGGCTCCAGCGTCGATGAGAGCGCCGGACGCAGGGATAAGCCCCGCATTGTCACGCAGCGTGCGCTGACGAAGCTCCTCAGCAAGCTCCAAACGCTCGCCCTTCTGCATCGAGTAGTTCTTCTGAATGTGGGGATGCAGGTTCGCGAAGTCGCTCTCAAGCATACGGAACGAGAGACGCGACACGATGTAGGTCTGCGGCTCCTCAGGGTTGACCTGAGGCATCTCTCCGCGATCCAAGGCCAGGATCAGGTTCCTGGCGATAGTCGAGTTCATCGTCAGATCAGAGAACGCATCCTTGGCGTCGGCATACGGCATATTCTTGATAATCATGCCGATGTCTTCGCGTGAGAGCTGCTGACCTGCGTACTGCATGAGGTGGTTCATAGTGAGCTGCTTGCCCATCAGCGTCTCAACATCGTCCGACAGCGCCTCGACGTTGATCTCAACGTCCAGATCGCGTGTGTTCTTGAACTCGCTGATGTTGATGCGCTCCTTGCTGCCAATGGCCAACACAACCGTGTCTTCCGACAGGTAGAGCTTGGCCATCTTAAGATAGAGGCGGCAGGTGCGCTGAAGGAAGCCCTCAAACCGCTTGATGTGGCGCTTGAAGATCTTCTTCTGAGACGCCGACTTGAACAGCAGGGCGTAGGGCTCGATCTGCCCGTTGGGCGCAGCGGCCGAGTCCTCCTGCATCATGGCGACCTGGTACATCTCGGTGATCTGCGACTGCATGTACTCAAGGTACTGAGAGCCAGAGCGGCCAGCCAGGATCGTGGGCGCCTGGGCACCCTGCACGTTCACACCGCGCACGCCAGGCACCTGTCCACCAGATGTCAGCTTGCTGCCGTTGAACATGATGAGCTTATCGTCACCAAGGGTCATCTGATGCTCTGCGATCTTAGAGGCGCAGCGGTTGATCTCAATCTGATAGGGGCGAAGCTGCTTCACGATCCCACGACCACGGGCGCTGGTCTGGATGCGGTCGAAGACCTCCATCTCAAGCGGGAAAAGGCCACCAGGCAGAACGCCCTCGTCCAAAATGCCCGTCTCAGTCGTGATGAAGTAGTAACCCTCGGGGTACTCGTAGCTGGGACGGAAGTACCACTTACGAATCAGGCACTCGTTCTTGTCGGACTTGCGATACCCACCTTGGACGTTGTCAAACACGAGGAAAGTACGATCCGCCGTCTCGGTGATCATCTTCTCCTTGTCCTCGCCAGGGAACATCTGCTTGAGCTGGGGCACGGGAACCATCTCACGGATGGCGTACCAGGGTGAGTGCTTCAGGTTCTTGCACTCAGGCGCACGGAAGGCGTTGAAGCCGTGAACCTCTTTAAACTTAATGGCGCCAGCGAAGACAGGCTTCAGCTTGTCAGGAACAGGCTTAGTCTCGTCATCCACCTCAACCTGCTGCATGACCATAGAGAGGGTCGCAGGGTCGAAGGTAGGCTGCTCCTGCATCATCTTCTCGAAGATGGGGGCCTCCGTCTCAGGATCTAGCGCCTGCTCGTAGCCAACGAGGGCACCGCCTTGAGGGTCGAAGTAGCACTCCGTCCAGACCTCGCTGATACCCACGAAGTCGTCTGCCCAGGACGAAACCTGGTCATCGTAGTCGAGCTTCTTCTTGGCATCCTGCCAAACGGCGTTGCACAGCTCTGCCGACTTACGATCTCCGCTCTCCGCCTCATTATGGGGAGCAGCCTTCACTCCAGGAGCGTAGGTCATGATGTTATTGACGTAGGTCTTGGTAATGCGGCCAATATGGTTCTTCGTCAGCCGGATTTTCACGTCCTGCGAGAGATCCTTTGAGGTGCGAACGCGGTCGTAGAAGCGGTCGTTGGCACGGGCGTAGTGTTCGCCCGCAATCAACAGCAAGCTAGAGCGCATATCGGCAAAAGTCGCCTTATCTACGCCCTCAGCCTCCATTGCCCACTGATTCAAGGTCGTAATCGTGGGCTTACTCACTTCTGACCTTTCTGCTTAGCCTTGTCGTCCTTGATCCGCTCTGAGATGGGCTTGTCGAGCTTGCGCATCTCCCTATACAGGCGAGCCTCCGCACGCTTCTGCCGCTCCTTCTCCAAGAGTCCCCCCATGGACTTACCTACAGGCTTAAGCTTCACTGGTTGTCCCCATTTCGTGCGTCCCCACGCCCTCACTGGCCAACATTTGCTCGTAACGTAGCGGATCTGAGATCATCAGCTCCGCCATACGCTGTTCTTTGACGTTCTCGTCGTCCAAAGCGTCCACTTCTTGGTCCATATCGCCATCTAGCGGCGCCGATAGGGCGACAATTGGGGTAGGAGCCACAAAGCTCACCTCAAAGTCACCAAGTTTAAACGATGTCACACCAGATCGGCCAGCCGCCTCAATAAGTGCGACCAAATCGGCCGTTTGCTTCGTTGCCATCAGCATCTATTATTGTCACAGAACCCGCCGAAACGGTAGTGGCGACGTTTAAATGGCGCAGAAGATAGGATTCAAACCTATGACCTTCGGCAACTTACTCCCGACGCTCTAATCCCTGAGCTACCCCTGCTAATACTGACTGGACCAGTAGTATAGCTCACTATCCACGTCGTCCCGCGCCTCAAGATCGTCGCTCTTGTCAACCGGCAGCCCCCTGCGGAGGTTGTTCTCATCCTCAGACGGGGTGGGCGTGGCTGGCTCCGCCTCCTCCGGCAGCGCCTTAGTAATATACTCCATGTCCCATGGGATCTTGGTGGTGGCGTAGCGGCACGAGGCGTCGATCAAGTCATCCTTAGCCGACTTCTTGTTGGTCGACTTGAGCAGCCCCTCCAACTCGCGTGCCAGCTTCTCCGTGTCGCCCGAGTTGTCGTATATCTTCAGCGCGTTGTTCTTAAACAGCGTATTGACGGTCGCCTCGCCAACCTCATGACTCTTCTCAGCCGGTGCGAACGGCAGACCAAGGCGCTGAGCAATCGTCCCTAGGTCCTTCGCCGCCCAATCGAAGAAGGCGGTGATCATCGTCAGCCCATGCGTCATCTGGATGTACTTGCGGATCACATCATCGGCAGTCGTCAGCTCCCCGTCACCCCGCCACGTCTTAACGATACGAGCGCGTCTGAAGTTAGGACAGACCGCCAAGATCCCAATGGCCGAGGGGTGAGAGGTCTTGCTCGTCTCATCTCCCCCGCCCCCGTAATCAACGCCCGCATAGTAGAGCCAACTCCTCGGCACGGGGTGCCCCTTGATGATGTGCTGGCTGCGCACGAAGGTGGGGTACTTGAGGCCACTATCAACCACGAACCTGCCGTAGACCCGACGCTGAATCTCAGCCTCAGTGGAGAGACGACGCTTCATCCTCTCAATCTTGAACTCTGGCCATAGGCCAGCGCTGCCGTCCTCAAAGAACTGACAGTCGTACATACTGATCTGCATGATCTCTACGTCGTCTTCAAGCCACTGCGTCCGGTCCTCTACGATCTCGCGCCACTCCGACTGCCCAAGCGTCGCCGTGAACACGAAACTCATGTAGCCATCCTGCGCCTCACACCGCAGAGCCAACTCAGGATAGAGGTGAAACGGCAGCTCTTCATCGCAATGAAGCAACGCCAAGCTCCCAGCCTGAAGGTTCGAGGCATCCTGCGAATACGTGCGGAACTCAAGCGTGAACCCGTTGTTGAACACAACAGAGGCGATCCGCCCGTTAGAATAGTGTTCGGCCCAACCGTACTGAGGGCTCTCCTTAAACTCCCCCTGTGGGAGCAAGGGCATCCACTTGTCCTCGAACTCCGCAGTTGATGTCTTGCTATCAGGATATAGCGCCCACCCTCGTGTCGGCTTGCCACCCCGTGCGTGCAGACCAGGCCACCTCTCGGCCCACCTGTCCGTGTCGGTGATAAAGTCGATGACCCGCTTCGCTCCCGATGTCGACTTCCCCGTTTGGTTAGCAGCCGTGCATATCAACCTGTGCGCGTTAGAGTTGATGAGCTTACGCGACCAAGCGTACTCCTTGTCCCTGTGCTTGTGCGGCAGCCCAACTCGGAGCCTGTCCCGCTGCTCCAGGTGCGCCAGCTTCTCAAGCTTAAGGCTTACGAGTTCAGAATTATCGTCCATACCTAGATGTGGAAGCCTATTTCACGATCATCATCGTATCTGCGCGAGCATGGGACGCACTCACCTAGGTCCGTCAGCAGCTCCCGGTCCCCGCAGCACACACACGGCCTCGGGATCATCGAGTACAGCCTGTGCTTAACCGTCAGCGGGATGTCGGCCCTCAACAGATAGTCTGCCAGCGCGTCCAACTCGTCCTCATGTGCCATCCGGCACCAGCAAGCTCGTCGCACCAATCCCCGGCACATACACCTCAGGAGGAGTGCTGGCGCGATGCGTGTGCGCATCAATCACCCCAATCGCATGGTCAATCACACCCTTCTCCTCCAACTCCTTGATACGCCTATCAATATCCTCAATGCTCTTAGGCGTAGCAATCGAGTGCAAATCCTTCGCGCTCTGAATAACGTGCAAGTTCTTACTCACGATGCCCCCATTCTTACGCATATCAAGGAACGCAACCGCCTTCAGCAACAGCTCCGCCGCCTTATGGTCCAACGTCTCATAACTCTTGCCATCGCTATCATACTTGATCGTCATCAGGTTCGCCCCCAAGATGTCGCGCCTAACACGCTGGAGGCCAAACAACAGCGCCTCATCCAAAAAGCTCTCATAAGTGCCAGGGGGGATCATCAGCCAAGCCATGGCGTGCTTACGATCAAGCATCGACAGCACCCTAGTGGCTGGCATGCCAACCCTCGAAGCAATGTTGCCCATGTTAATAGGCCTCATGCCACCCTGCGCTAGATCGTACTCCCTCCAAAACTCGTTGCGGATGCGTCCCAAAAGGGGATCAGGGTACTTGCCGTACTCCGCCACGTAATCGTCTTCAGACTTACCAAAGTCCTCCTGCGTCACATGACTGTCCATCAGCCTGCGAAGGTCCATCGGACACAAGTTGTAGAGGCTCTTGGGATCAGTCTTGGAGAGGGGGGTCATTGTGGGTTTTTTCCTTTTTTGGTTTTTTTGGTTTATCGGGGAGGGGACGATCCCCACAATTTCCGTTCCGCCCAGCCTACCCCCACCCCCCGGGTCACCCCGGACATTCCCTAATGGTTTCAGCTACTTAGAGCATCTGAGCCTAGCACCTAGGCTGCTTAGGGGCTGTGCCTTGGGCCTTGGCGC